TACGTAAGAAGCCAGCAGATTCTAAATCTCCACTACGTAGATACATAGTAGTAGAACCGCTTACAGCTCTAGTTCCTGAGAACTGACCAATTGGCTCATTAAGTGCAGAGATCTGCTCTGGAGTGAGATATGTAATATTGTTATTATACTCGAAGTTCATAGAAGTTACTGGGAAAGTAAACTTTTCATCAGCTGCTGATGCAGTTGCTTTATGATGGAACTCAATAGCACTCAAACGATTCTTAATAAATGAGTTAGTAGTTACTGTACCGGCAACATTCATAGTATTAAATGGGTGATACGAAGATGCAGCACTAAGTGCATGAGCATTAGAGTTACCTACAACAGCTGTACCACCAGCATTTTTAATACCACCAAAGGTTGCAACAGCAATATCTCTAGGAGCGCCGGTAAGTTCTTTCATAACAGTACCGAATCCGCTCCAAGTAACAGTAGCGATGTCTTCGATGCCTGCATCAACAGATGCTGAATTAACAGTAGCTTTGTCTACCTGATAAATAACATTATCAAGTTTAAAGTACATAAAGTATTCTGGAGCAACAGCCCAATTAGAGGTTGAAGCGTGAATACGAGTTCCAGCAGCAATAGTATTAGTTTTAAGAGTACCACCAGTTTGCCAAATAGATTGCTCTGCTACACGAGTAGCAGCTACTTGCGATTTTGTAGCAGCAAGAGTACTTGAAGTAAGAGCTTGCCACATATACCAATCTGCAAGAGGCTTTGTATTACCTGATTCATTAGTTTTTGCGACAGTGCCATTAGCAGCACCAGTAGTTTCTACGCCTGTTGGACGCATGTATACCTGAATATTCCAATCAACAGGGTTGATTGCGGTATTAAATCTTTGTTGTGAACGATCAGGGCTAAGACCTGATTCGAGGGAAGTGATGTCTTGAGTAGCTGATGTAGAAGTAGCAGCAAAACCAGCCAATACCTCAAGTTTCCAGGTGTTAGCTGGAGTCATCGCAACAGCAACTGAGGCAGAACCACTAGTGGTACCAAGTATGTCAACTGTTGAAAAGAACACTTCAGAATTTCTCTGTAAATTGAGAGATGCCATGTTATTTCTCCTTAATTTTCTAGCCTATAGGCTGTGTTTAGATTAACCTCTGCTATTCCGTAAGGAGCAGCTAATCCTTCATCTGTAGTTATACTGTCTATTGTTATATCAAGTATACCTTTATCGGGATTTTCCCCCAGTTGGTGATAAACAACAAATTCAATGTCTTGAATTATATCATCTGCGAGGCTTTGGGAATTATCTTGTCCATATATGTATGCTCTTATAGTAACGTCTAATGTGGCTACCGTCAAATTTTTTGAATTAAAATCTCTATTTTCGGTTCCAGCAGATAGGTAAAGTGATGGGAAATCATTTACTTCATCAATAAATCTGATTCCCCTACTAACATTATTAAAAACATTTAAATTGTATGTATAGTTAGTACCTCCAACAGCTTGTCCATCAATTTCTTTTAGTTTATCTACTAAAAGTGCTACTATCTCTTTTCTCCTGGATGCCATTAGTTAGACCTCGTTATTATAAAATTTCTTTGATATAAAGATGTTACTACTTCTCTTATAGCAGTTTTAGCTTGATCATCAGGTGTATAACCATATTGCTCAAGACTTCTATACAAAGGATTTATTGTGTAACTCATAGTTTTTGTTTTATAATTAGGAACTACTGTTACACTATTTGCATATCTGCCTGTTCTATACTTTAAATCAGGAGGTACAGGTCTTCCAGTTTTATCCATAGATTCTGTAAGTCTTTTTCTAACTAATGCAGATATTTGAGCACCTGATATAAATCTCTGCTGAGGACTTTGTGTAGCTTTTTTAACAGGTTCTTCTTTTGGTGAATTTATTTGTATAACTGCACCACTTTTACCATGTTCTATTACTTTAGTGATATTAGTATTATTAGTAAGATACTTAAGTACTTTAGGACTTAGTACTCCAAATTCATCTGCCATATACTGAAGTACTTCTTTTTCGTATTTATCTCCAAATACTCTAATCCATTTATCATTAGCTGCATTTAATCCTCGTCTAACTTCTGCTTCATTGACTTTAATATTAAAAATAATATTTTTACCTTTTTTTGATACTAAAATATCAACAGCTTTATTATTTTTTATATTTTTCCAAGGAAAACTAACACTACCTTTTATTACAGTACCGTCACTTAATAACATGGGAATATGTAAAAGACCAGATTTTAGCTCATAATTAGTACGTAAGGCTTTAGCATTAATATTATCACGACTAAGTATTTTTTTTAATGTATCTTGATTATCACGATTATCGTATAATTCCTGTACAAAAGATTTATAATATCTACCAACTTCAGTAGTTGTAGCTTTATATCCTCCTTCAGCAGTAGAATCTTGCACAAAACCTGTTAAAAATTCTTTTTTACCTGTTAGTACAGTACCCTCACCACCTGCTATTTTTATAGCATTTGTAACTTGTACATTACCGCCTATTACCCTATCATCATTACCCATTACTCCTTGTACTGATGTAACAATACCTTTTATATCACTTGTTTCTAGTTTTCCATCATCTTTAAATCTTATAACATCAGGAGTAACACCAAATCCAGGCATTTCTTTTATTTTTACACCACCTATTTCTTTTGTAAAAATATCATCAAAAATTGGAACATTCTTAGTTGATAATCTATTAAATAATCCTTTCATACCATCGGGAACTTTAGTAAAAGATGCAGCAGTTATATTATTTCTAAGAACCATGAAACGACCTAAAGCACTAAGACCAGAGGTTTTAGCTCCGGTAAATTCTCCTTTATATCTTTTACCCATATACTCGATTTCAGTAAGTGTTTCTACGCCAAATATGTTACCTGTACTACTCTTAGCCACTATTCAATAATCCTATATAGATCTAGTATACGTTTAATATGTGGAGGAAAACTTGCAGCTAGTGGATATTTATCACCACGCTCACCTTCAAGAGAGAATCCTTTCTTCTCTTGGTCTTGTTTATAAATTAGTTTAACAGTATCTAAGACCGCCATTTTAATATCTGATGGTACATCAGCAGTTTCATAGCCACCACGATACTCAACTCTAACAGCAGCAGGAAAAGGAGCAAAAGAAGGGGGACCACTTAAAGTCATAGCTGGATAAGAACTACGTACTACAGGATAAGTTCCTCTAGTTGACAAATTACCTGTATCTTTTGTAATCTCTCCAACATCTTTATTAAAACTATATTCACTGTAAGCATTGTAGGCATCTGTTACTTGAGTAGCTTTATTAGGGCCATCAAAGTGAAAAAGACTAACAGTATCGTTATCAGTAGAGAGTCTATGAGTAGAAGGAGTAAAAGCTGATTTATATCTAGCACTATCTGATATTCTCAATTCGTCCATATATCCTACAAGTCCCTCACCTACTAACACATTACTAGTAAAACTATTATTACTAGCAGCAAAAGCAACATTTTGTATTAAATTACCATTTCTAAATAATCGCATTCTTTGTGCTTGATTGTCAAAAGAGGCTGCTACGTGCATAAATTCTCTTGGAGCATAATTAGAAGTAGTTCTACCAGTCTCAGGATCGCCTAGTGCTGTAATACTTGAACCACCTCTTCTAGAGGTAATACTTAGTGCATTAGCTGCGGCAAATTTAAGCTGTAAGTAGTTAGTAGAATCTTCGTATATAGTAAATATATTATTATCACCTATACCAGTAGTATCTTGTCTAACATACGCCTCTATAGTAAAATCTCCGTCTTCAAACTGTAAAGTGTCAGGAACAGTAGCTGCTTCTAAGTTATCTGCTGCTGCTACAAATTGTACAGAAGATTTACCAAAACGTTTTACTCTAGTATTTACATGAGCTTGACCATTAAAAGATATTGTTAAAGATTCTCCATCTGTAGTCACAGGTCTACCGATAGAAGTAGGATCATTTAGTATTACATCTTCTGTACCATCATATTCAGAAACTAAGTACACATTACTTAAAGGTAGTCTAGACGTCATGACAGAAGGAGTACCTCCATCAAAAATCTCTACATAATCATTAGCTAATATTTCTTGACCTATATAGTGCTCTACCATACCTGTAGCGTAGGTAATAGCATTTGTTATACGAGTATCTTGGGTATCGCTAGATATAGATAAGTAATTCTTAACGTCAGCTAAAGTGACAAACGGATACTTACCTAGATTTTGTTGTAGTCTGTCTACCATAATGTGTCCTTTCTAGTTTATAACTAGTTATACTTTTTTAACAGGTGCTTTTGTAACTTTTTTAGCAGGTGCTACTGCTACTTTAGTTTGCTTTTTCTCTTCTAAAGTTTTGGGAGTACCTAATATAGATTCGGGGAGAGGTATTCCTTCATCCCATTTAGCTGCTAATAATTGTGCTTCATAATCACCATAACCATGTCTGTGTAAATATTTAACAGCTTCTTCTTTTGTATTAATAAAATCAGGAATTACTGATATATCCATTATTCTTTCCTCTTAAAACATAGAAGGGGAGGCTGACCGCCTCCCCCAATTTTAGTATAGCAATGTTAGTTCAAATTATTGTGTACGAACATTAGCTGCGTAAGCATACTTAGTTGCATCAAGAGCAGCGGAAGCATTAGTAGTAAGTGCTTTAAAGTCAAAACGAGTTGACATATACATAGCAGTTACTTGCTGACGTGGTTCATACTCAGATTCAATCTCAATACCGCGGCGTTCTGCAATCATAAAGCCAGGCTTATAGATCATAGTACCGATAATACCTTGAGCTGCACCAGCAGTTTCGTCCAAGAACTCAGTAATGGCAATTGGAATACCAAATACTGCACCGACCGAACCTGTAAGGAACGTAGCGTTAGGACCAAAACTGTCAACAGTTTTAAAGTCTGCACTTGCTACGAGAGAGTTATAACCCTCAACAGTTGTGAGATATACAAGGTCATTACCAAGTTGCAATCCATACTTACCCAAGAGGGTACGTGCAGAAGCAATAGAAGCAGCGGTAGCAGCAGTAGCACCACCAGTATCATGGTTAAGACCTGCAATGTCATTAGCAAGCTGAGATACACCTTTAATTACAGATGCCATACCAGTCTTACGTGTAACAGCTGCGGAAGGAGCTTGATTAAAGCCACCAAGAGCACCAGTACCACGAAGAATTGATTTATCAATTGAACGGGCAAGACGACGAGTCGCTGCAGCACGCAGGAAGTCGATAAGAGGAAGAACTGTATCTTCTTCTTCGTCTTTTGCAAGGTGAGTAGACGCCATGAATTTATGGGGAGTAAAGTCTACTGAAGTGATAGTGTTTTGATTGCTTTGAGGAACACGAGCTTGGTCGTTGATTCCAGTCGAGAAAGTTCCCGATGCAAACATTGCCACATCACCATCAGTATCTTCATCAGCGACTGGTACACGGAAATTACGAGCATCTACTGCCATGCGATTAAACATAGGAGCAATAATAAGTTGCTGTTCCATTTCAGTATAAATATTGCTAGAGAAGTTACTTAAGAACTGATCTACAGTTGTAACAGCTTTCATGCGTGAGCCATACTTAGTGTCAAATGCATCAGGTCTGTTGAGCATTTTGGAAAGCATATAGGCGTTAGCCATTTCTTTCTCACTATATTGTGCTTGAGCATTGCTACGTGAGTTTTCTTGGAATTGCATTTTAGATGTTTGCAATGCCTTAATCTCATCTTGGTATTTGCTCATTTGAGCTTTGAGTTCTGCCAACTCTTCGTTTTCACGAACAGCAACAGCTTTTTCTTGTGCGTCTGACTCTTTAATAATAGCTTCGCCAGTTTTTTCAACTAGTTGGGCAACTTGAGGCTCAGACACGGTTGCGACGGGTGCCGCCTTAGTCTCGATATTTGCCTCTTCTTTGAGGGTTTCGAGAT